AGGGTGATAGAAGGACTCAAGAAAGACGGACTATCTTGGTTCAGACCTTGGAACGGAGGAGCTAACAATCCTATGAACCACAAATACGAGAGCGACTACAAAGGCTTCAACATATTTTGGCTAAATATGGTATGCGAGTCTCAGGGTTACAAGCATAACGAGTGGCTAACCTACAAGCAAGGTCAGGAGATGGGCTACGACCTTAAGAAGGGCTCGAAAGCAGGAGAGCAATTCGTAATCTATTGGATGGTCTCATACAAGCATAAGGAGACAGGGAAATTCTACAGCGAAGGTCAGCTAAAGAAGGCAGGTATCAGCAAGAGTGCCTGTTCTGAGAATTGGAATATGCGATACTACAACGTATTCAATATCGCTCAGTTCGAGGGAGACATCGCTCCTAAGAGGACTCCGATTAAGGCGAGTAAATTCAGCCCTATCAAACAGGCAGAGAAAATCCTGAAGGGATACAAGGGACAGCCTACCCTGAAACACGCAGGAGACCGAGCGTACTACCAACCTGCTATGCACCACGTTCAGATGCCTCTGAAGGACTCCTTCGTTACCCCTGACGATTACTACAAGACGCTCTTCCACGAGCTAACGCACAGCACAGGTCACTCAAGCCTACTCAAGAGAAAGGGGATAACAGACCTGCAGGGCTTCGGGACTGACTCATACTGCAAGGAGGAGTTAATCGCAGAGCTTGGAAGTGAGTACCTAGTCGGCATCACAGGGATTAATCCTAAGGACAACGAGGCTAACGCTCAGGCATACATCAATGGATGGATTAACAAGCTACAGAACGAAGACCCTAAGCTAATCATATACGCATCACAACAGGCTATGAAAGCGGTAGACCTAATCACAGCAAAGTAGGCGCATCGGGAGGGCTACGGCTCTCCCCTAGCTCCTTAGGGAAACAAAAAATAAATGGAAAATAACACAAATAAAATTTGGTTTTTGGATAAGCAACATCCCATCTTAGCCCCATCAAACAAACAAACAAATCTTAAATACTTTTATTATGACACACTTCGACCAACTAGATTCAAACATTGCAGATGCAATCGACCAAATGGCTAACTACCTCATCAAGCACAGAATGTCTACAGAGTCTCAGAGGCTCAGCGACATCAAGGAGACGATAATTGACCTGATGGAGGACATAGGACACGCACCCCTAACCATAACTACTCCTTGCATTATGGGAGACAAGATGGTAGCGTTAACCGATGAGCAGATGAGAGCGATGCGAGTCTAATCTACCAAGCTAGTATGGTATCAGGGGGGTTCGATTCCCCCCCTAGCTTCTAACCGAGGAACTATCCTCACAAAATCCATAAAATGGAAAATTTAACAAAGACCATAGCTGAGGTCAAATCAGCCCTAGACCAAGCGACTCACTTAATCGCTGAAAATGAATCTCTCAGAGCTGAGAACAAACGGCTACAAGAGCAGGAGCTAAATCGCTCTGCTAACACCAACCCTAAGAGAGACCTGAAGATTGCTCAGAGAGCCTTTGAGCAAGGAGAGGCATCAGTTTTCTTTCAACTAAGGGACAACCAATACGAGACTGAATACTCAGTTGAAGAGTCGTGCTATTCAGATGGCTTCGAGTGCTCATTCTGTAAGGACGTGGATATTGAGGTTTCTGTTAACGCTGTGATTGACGACTTTTATGCGAGAGATATGCAGGAGACTATCGATGAGATGTTAATCAACGAGGTTCTTGAAGGGGTAGATGCAGCACTCGAAGCAGACGTGATTCCAACCGATTCAAACCTAGCGTAATGAAAGCATCAAACGAGTTCATCAAAAATCAAATAGCGTACTATTTATCAGACGCTGAGTATCACCAAGAGAAAATAGCTAAGGCAACTGTCTCAATAGCAGCTATTGTAAATATGTGTGCCGAGGCAAAGATTAATATCATTGATGTCCCTGTGTATGCAGATGCGGTATCAAGCAAGGCTTATCATCAGGATTATCTTGATAAGGCATTTATGCACCTTGACATTCTGTACGTAGCGAGAGACGCTAAGGCAGACAATCCAATCTACAAATAATCATTATGGATAACTTAGAAGAATACAACATCGACTTTCAAGGGATGATAGACGAGCTGACTATACAAGAGCTAAAGCAGTTCAAAGACAAACTAGTCAGGGTTTACGCTAAGCGTTTAGCAAAGGAACTAGAAGCTACGAACGAACGCCTGAGGCTCTTAAATCACCTCCAAGATACATAAGGAATAACTTGCTTTATTGCAAAGATTTGTTTATATTTGTTTAATTAACACAGGGGGGTGTTCAGCCCCCCATAATTTCAATCAAGATGGCAACATCAAAAATAGCGTCTATCACGAAGACCGAAAATACGTGGGCAGGTCAGTCAGGTACAATGTACGACTACCAAGTAACAATGGAAGCAGATGAGGCAGGTTCGCCTGTCAGCGGAACAGCGTCAAGCACGAGCCCTGAAGCCCCTCCATACGTGGTGGGAGATGAGGTGGAATACACTAAGACCGAGAATAAGTTCGGTGTAAAGCTACGCATCAAGAAGGCTAGTACCTTCTCAGATGGTGGAGGGTGGAAACCTGACGCAGGAAGAGACGAGAAGATTACTAACTCTTGGGCATTGAACGCAGCTATTGCTCTTATCGGAGAATGTAAAGCTGATATGTCTTATTCCGAGTACATAGACGGAGCATCATTAGTGGCTCGATTACTCATCCACAAAAGGGATAACCTCAATGAGTCACTTTAGCATCGAGGCGTACATCGCCATACAACCGAGCATCAAGCCCTCAGAGGAGCTTATAATGAGCTTACTTAGCCGAGGGGGTGCAACCCTTAGGGAAGTGGCTGACAGGCTCTCTATGCCTCTTCAAACGGCTTCAGCGAGATTGAGTGAGTTACACGACAAGGGGCTAGTCCATCAGTCGGAGTATCACAAGGCTACATACACTTTAACCCCTCCTGAAAATGTCGGGAGGGTTAAGGAGGAGAGAGACAAGAAGAGATATGAGAAGTGGTACAAGTTAGGCATTATCGAAGGTTACTTTGGTAAAGAGACGAGAGACCTGATGGATAAAATATATGATGAGAATGGGAATGAGAGAAACCCTCTACCCGAGTTACCTAAATCTGAATTACTATTCTAATGGCTATACAGAAAACAAATGACCTGAAGAAGTTTATCACGAAGAAGTTCGGTACGCATCGTAATTGCGCTGAGAGACTTGGTGTAACTGCGATGACTGTCTATCAATGGCACTCATCTAACCCGAGAGCAATGCTTAAACACGCTCCTGAGATTGTTAACCTGTGTGATACCACTTGGACGCAGTTAGCAGGAGAGGTGCTCCTGAGGGAAGAAGAACTCAATAGAGGAATACGGAACAGAACTATCGTTTCGTGAATAAGGTGAAAAACGTGTACGTTTAAAAACAACTTTTAATCCGAGGGGGATAACCCCTCATAATTTCAATTAATATGGCTAACGCTACAATTAACTCAGTAACCGAAGTATCTCCAAAAGTAGAGAAGAAGGTCTTAGACACAACCACTCTTAACATCAAAGAGGGTGATTTAATCCCAACTAACAGGGGATGGAAGAAAGCAATGACCGATGCTTATTTAGATAATGACGGCATCGTATGCTGTACCATTAAAACGTTCGGTGTATGGAAGTGGATGAGCTACGACCAAGCAATTAAAATCAAACGATAATATACTATGGAAAGTAAATTAACAACCCTATCGTTCTCCTCATTAAAGGAGTTCATCAAGTCACCTGCTCACTTCTTAGCATACAAGAAACGAGAGTTCGTGGAGTCTGCTTCAATGCGCTTAGGCACAGCCGTTCATATGGCTCTGCTTGAGCCTGAGAAGTTCGCTAAAGAATACGATGTTACATCGCTGCGCAAGAATACAAAGGCGTACAAAGAGATGGCTGAGCAGAAACCTGAGATAACCTATATGAATAACTCTGATTGGGCAGCCATACAGGGTATCAAAAGAAGGTTTGCTCAGAACCTGAGTGCTGTTGACCTATTGGCTCATTGTCCTCGTAGAGAGGAGGAGGTCAAAGGAGACATACAGGGCTTCCCCTTCAGGGGCTTCGTAGATGCAATGAGTAGCGAGTGCATAGTTGACATCAAGACTACTCAAGACGGCAGTCCTCAGGGCTTCGGAAGGAGTGTAATCAATTATGGCTACCATTTACAAGCAGCTATCTATAGAGAGATGACAGGCGTAGATGATTACTTCATTATCGCTATTGAGAACAGCAGTCCTTACAACGTATGTATTTACAAGCTGAGTCAGGGATACCTCGATAAAGGCTACGCTATGATGACCGATGGAATATACAAGTTCAATCATTGGGATGGAGAAGAGACAGGGTATGAGAATAACCTGACATTGGAGTTACCTAGATGGGCGCAATAATGGAGAGGCAATTCAAAGGTATATGGATACCTGCTCACATATGGCTCAGGATGGACTTAACGGCAATCGATAAAGTCCTGTTAGCTGACATAGATTCCTTCACAGGTAACGGAAAGCTATTCTATAAAAGCAATGCGACACTTACGAAAGAGTTAGGAGTATCCGAGAGCACCGTTAAGAGGAGCGTGAAGACACTTTCAACCCTTCGCCTAGTGGAGTTGTCAGGAAATACACGAAAGCGTCTCATACGCTCTCTAGTTAACCCTGATGATTCAGGTCATATTGGGGGTAATTCGGTTCAAGATGGTTCTGATAAGGTTCAGGATGAGCCTACATTAGGTTCAAATTCAACACCTACTAATTCATCTATTAGTTCAATCATTAATCCATTACCTGACCTCCCTGTGAATTGGGATAACAATACTTTTAGGGGTACTTGGGGTATGTGGTTAGACGAACGAAAGGAGCGTAGGTATGGAAGGTACACACCTCGTGGAGAGAAGGCAGCAATACATAAGCTGTTTATCGAGAGCGAAGAGAATCAGGATATTGCTATCCAAATGATAAATGAATCAATAGCTAACGGATGGAGAGGAATCTTCCCATTAAAGAATCAGAAAAATGAACGAAATAGCACTAAAGACTTCAGTAGCGATGAGTATAGCGATTATCTCAAAGCCATCGATGACGGCACTAACAGCTAGTGACGCTTGGAATCACGGAAGTAACGTAAGGTCAGCAATGAGGTATGAGCCGAAGATGACTCACGTTGCCCTTATGGCACTCCTGAAGGACGCGATTGATTACCTTGACTTCAATAAAACGATAACAGGTACTCAGAACTTCATAGATGCTGTAAATTATCTAATTGAGACATTCCCTGTTATGAAGATAGAGGAATGGAAGGTCATAATGACACGGCTCAAAGCAGGTAAGTACGGCAAGATGTATGAGAGATTGAAGCTACCTGAGATAGTGGAGATATTTCAGCAGTACGAAGGCGAAAGAGCCGAGATGATGGAACGAGATTACAGGAGGGATAAAGAGACACCCCCTCCTCCATTGTCTGATGAGCAGAGCAGCCTAATGAAGCGATTGCTAGTTGACCTGAAGTTACCTGAGGATGACACAGATGATAAGGGAAGGTGGGAGCACATACCATATCCTAATTCCCCTGACGATAACTAAAGATTATTTTGTATATTGCGAGTATGGCGACCTCGAGACAGAAGCTAGTTAAGGACTTGGACAAGGTATTCTCACGATTCATTAGAATGAGAGTATCAGATGATTCAGGGTATAGCGAATGTTTCACCTGTGGGAAGACGGCTAAATGGAAGGAGGGAGACGCAGGTCACTTTATGGGACGTGGTGCATTCGCAACTAGATGGGATGAAAAAAATGTTCAATTTCAATGTAAGAGATGTAACATATTCCGTCACGGAGAGCAGTACCTGTTTTCCGTTAACCTAAATAGAGAATACGGGGAGGGGACATCAGATTCCCTCCTCAGATATTCCAAGCAGTCAAAGAAATACGGAGTAGTGGAGCTTACCGAGATGATAATGACGTACAAAGATAAAGTTGAAGAACTCAGAGCATCTAAAGGATTGGAATAAGTGGGTAGAGACCAACTATTCTAAATTAGTGACTGCTGCAACGAGCATTCATAAAGAACCTCGTGACCTTGTGCATCATACTTACCTGAGAATACTCAGATTAAAGGGCGTAAAAATAGATGCGGTTATTGAGAAGCCCTTCGCATATTTCAGACGAGCAATGTATATGGAAGCGACTCGAGGAAAGTTCAAATCAGACTATTATTTAAGTTCTCTTGTCATTCAAAATCAGACAGCAGAATACGACCTGAGCCACGCATTTATGCTTGAGAATTTTCAGTTAGCAGTTGACAGATTATCGTGGTTTGATGGAATGGTTCTGACGCTTTATTGTCAAGGTTTCAACCTAACGCAAGTCTCAAGAGAATCAGGCATAAAACCGACCATATTTCACACCTCTTTATTCAGGTCAAGGGAGAAGTTGAAGAATTATTTTGCAGCTCTAGAGGGCTCGTCTCCATAGGTGATTCAACGAACACAAAACTTTGATACACAGCGTTAACAAAACACACTAAATTGCTTCAGCCTAGCTTAAAACTCCTCTCTGTATGTTCTTAATATCAGCTCAAAAACGCTCAAATCGGCTTGAAATTTGCAAGAATTGTGAGCATTATTTGCCTAGCACAAAGTCCTGCGGAACGCTTGGTTTCGGAACAGAGATTGAGCTTGAAAATGGAGAGAGAATCAAGTTATGCGGATGCATAATGCCGATTAAAACAGGTCTGAGAATATCATCCTGCCCCCTGAATAAATGGGCAAGTGAACTAAGCAAAGATGACCTGAATAATATGAAAATACTGCTCGGAGAATTGGAAGGAGCAACCACAATATCAGGCAATCAGAATACTCAATTAACTGAGTTATGGAATAAAGCATCAGGTGGAAATAAGAAAGTAAGTAGCTGTAATTCGTGTGTAAGAAAGACTATTCAAGAACTAAAAGAATTTATAAAAGATGAATAACGATATTTATATGATGGTGGGTAAACTCAACTACGCAGACTCAGATTACGAGGGAATGATAGCAGTAGAACAATGCAAAAGAGGAGTAGGAAGGCTCGGAGTACAATGGGATGAGGTACAAAGCACAAGCAGGAAGCGAAGGATTGTAGATGCTAGGAGATTATGCTGTACTCTTCTCAGGGCAAAGGGATGGACTTACGATATGATAGCAGAGGCAGTAGGATACACAAATCACGCTACCGCTATTCACCACGTAAGGGCATCAGAGCAGCTATTGAAGTACGATGACGAGTACCAACGTAAAGCCCTTAAATTTAATCTAGCGTAATGACACCGAGACGAGCAAAGAGATACATCAACACCTCGAATGATTGGATATTATTCGCTGTTGAGGAGAAGGGAGACCAACATTCCTACAGAGTAATAATGAGCAGGGAAGAAGCGTGGGAGATTCTGCTTAACTTAGCCATAACAGATTACCCTATCAGAGAAACATTAAGAAATATATTAAATACAGCAGATGACTACATTAAAAATCAACCTAATCCTCCCGAATGAGGATAACCCGAGAACTATTCGTGAATCTAGTTTCAAGAAATTAGTTAAATCAATCAAGGACTTCCCTGAGATGCTTGAAGCACGACCTATTGTTATCAATCCTGATAACGTGGTGATAGGAGGCAATATGAGATTAGCTGCAGCGAAGGAAGCAGGGCTAAAAGAAGTGCCTGTACATAAGGTAACTTGGGCTAAGGCTAAAAGAGCTGAGTTTATTATTAAGGATAACGTCTCATACGGAGAGTGGGATTGGGATATGTTAGCGAACGAATGGGATAACGTCAAGATGGAAGAATGGGGGTTAGACGTTTGGACACCTGAGACAAATGTAGACTACTCAATCCTCGATGAGGAGTACGGAGCACTTGATGAGACCGTCAAGGAGATGCAAGAGGGAGTCAAGAGGGCAATCCAAATAGAGTTTGAAGGCGATGACTACACGACAGCATTAACGTTAGCGAATGGGCTTAGAAAGGACGGAGTCTATGTCGGAGGATTACTCATTGAAGCGATGAAGAAGTGCGTTGGATAGACACCATACACGACCTAACTCCTGTTGAGATAGTTGATGGGATGACATTCAAGAGGGATGACAAGTTCGCTCCTCTTGGGTATGGTGATATTAATGGAGCAAAGCTGAGACAGGCAATATGGCTCGTTGATGGATGGGTTAAGCGAGGAGTTAAAGGCATCGTGAGTGGCTCGGTATCACAGTCCCCTCAACACGCATTCATATCTGAGATTTGTAAGCACTATCGAATAGGCTGCGTGATTACTCACTCCAAGAAGAAGATAGAGGAGAAAGATTCCCCCTATTTATTCAGAGCAAAGAGGCTCGGAGCTAAGATGCTGTACTCAAAGGTGGGATACGCAAAGACATTAGGGGCATTAGCAAGGAAGACATTGAAGCTACTACCTGACCACGAGTTCCTAGAGACGAATATCACGCTTGAAGACAACGTGAATACGTGGGAAGAGATAGAAGCGTTCCATTCTGTTGGAGCAGAGCAAGTTAGGAACATACCGAGTAGCGTCAATAGGTTGGTTATTCCCTGCGGTAGCTGTAACTCATCTACATCAATCTTGTATGGGCTTCTGAAGTACCCTAAGCCTAACTTAAAAGAGATAATACTGATGGGGATAGGCAACCACGGAAGCAATAACATAGAGTACATTGAGCACAGGCTGAAGCACATATGCGCAACCAAAGGTATTGACACCGAGGGAGTGTATGATTGGAGCTTTGAGGGACTAAAGGGCTTCAGACATTCGATGCGGTATGAGAACCTGAATGGAACAGGGTATTGTCAGTATTCTGATACGTTTCACGAGAAAGCAGGTAGCATTTACTTCCACCCCCGATACGAAGGTAAGTGCATCAGGTATTTTCGTCAGAGAATGAAAGAGCATTGGAATGAGAAGACATTATTTTGGATAGTAGGGAGCGACATAAGATGACAGATAACCGATTACCTGAGAACAGGAGGAAAGTATTCCTCGACTTCTATGAGTTCCACCTCAAATATGGGGCTCACGCAGGAGCAGTTTATTATGCCTTCCCTTACCTGTTTAAGACGCTTCAGATGACCGAAGAGCAGAAGCTATGGTTTGTATTCATTAATGGGAATACTCAGAACGTGGTAACGACATACAGAATATACTCAGCATTCCCCTCCATTGATTTAATTAGAGATTCGAGAGAGGAATTAGAGCGATGGTTCGAGACTAATTACAATAACTTGCCGTGGGATACAGACAGGAGATACACGAGGACTCGATTCATTTGGAGCGTATCGAATTACATTGAGCAATTAGACGGAAAGACTCAGGCAGATTACTTCGCTCAGTTCACGACAGGTCAGCATAAGTATCAGAACTTCAGCCTGTTATGGGATGTCATTATTAATAAGTTCGTCTCCTTTGGGAGGCTATCAACTTTCAGCTACTTGGAATACCTGAGATTAGCAGGGATAAATGTAGACTGTGATTGGTTATTCTTTGAGGACATAACAGGGAGCAAATCTCACAGGAATGGATTATGCAAGGTGCTAGGTCGGGATGACTTGGATTGGACTAAAGATAACACCCCAAACTACACCCCTGAGATACTTGATTGGCTGAATGACGAGGGCAACGAATTGATTAAGGAGGCTAAAGCAACGATTGACCATCCTGATGTATCATACTTCACGTTAGAAACGACATTATGCTGTTACAAGGGATGGCATCGGGTTAACAGGCGTTACCCTAATGTGTACAACGATATGTTCTATGACAGGATAAGGAAAGCAGAGGAATTATGGGGAGATAAACTAAACGTATTTTGGGACTGCCGTAAGGAACTGCTACCTAAGTCGTTAAGATTAGAAGAGAACATACTTGACAAGGGGTTAAGTAAAGAGAAACAGAATCACTACAGATTAACAGGACAAGTAATAATGATGGAAGAGTTCGGATACAAGGCAGACAAGACGTGGCTCAGGAACTGCATACTCATCGTGGGTAAATGCGGAGTAGGCAAAACGTGGGTAATGTCTCAGCTCCTAAAAGGGCAGGAGGTACAAACGCAGAAGCTAGGCAAGTTCCTCTTCCACGAGACACCTGATTACATCGTGGTAGGCAAGTACGATGGGAGTGTATTTCAGGGGAGCGACAGACTCTCGATGAGCGTAATGACAGACTTGGACAGGATGCTCAGATACGTCCATTCGGTGGACAAGGTAGCAGTCTTTGAAGGAGACCGATTCACTAACTCCAATTTCATAGCTAAGGCGAACCCTGCAATAGTCAAGGTTCTCGGTGATGGGAGGAACGGCAGATTGAAGCGAGGCTCAAATCAGACTGAGCGTCATTTAAAGAGCATTTCAACTAGGGTTGACAACATCGTTAGCCATTGTGATACAAAAGATTCAGAACATTGCTTAGAATACCTTAAAACACTTCTCAATGAAAACGATTAAATTAGACCTCGTAAAGCACGATAGGAAGTCCTCTCAAGATTGTGAGTACATAGAGCCAAACATAACAGAAGATTGTCTCCTAGAATCAGAAGGAGAGATTGTAGGCTTCTACATCAGGGACATAGATGATTATTCCCCCCGACTGAGTCAACTGCTCTCAATAGCTAACGCTGAGTTCAGGTCAGATAACGTCCCTAAGCAATTCCTAGATAGGGCAGACGTGATTAAGCTCGGAGGTAACAGGACAGAGGCGAGGAAGAAAGGCACAGCACAATGGAGCACGATACTCGGCTCAGTTCCACCTAATGCAATGACAAGGAGACATTACAGGAACAGGGCAGCCGTGCATAATCATACTCCTGCTCAGGTCTTCATCAAAGCGATGACAGCAGCAGCGATTGAATCAGGTAAGATAATCAAGGAGATTGCCCCCCAAATTTATCACAATCAATTAAAGGTAATGGAGAGCATCTCAAAGGAGTGGAGATTCGGTGACCTGTTCACGAGCAGCATCTCAAACTTTAACATAGCAGCATCCTTCCATACCGATGTCAGGAATGTAAAGGGAGCAGTAAACGTCATAATGACCAAGAGGAATAACAGCAAAGGAGGTTGCCTTCACGTACCTGATTACAATGCTACATTTGAACAGGCAGATAACTCACTATTAGTTTATCCTGCGTGGAGGAATATGCACGGAGTAACACCAATAGTTCCAACGCATACAGATGGCTACCGCAATTCACTTATATTTTATTCATTAAAAGCATTCAAAGATGACTGACAAATCTGACACTAAAAAAGGAACACTCATTGAGGCATTAGGCAAATCATTGGGAGTAGTTTCAACAGCCTGTAAATCAGTTAACATCTCAAGGGACACACACTACCGATGGATGAAGGAAGACTCAGACTACAAGGGCAAGGTAAGGGAGTTAGAGAACATTGCTCTAGACTTTGCTGAGAGCCACCTCCATCAGCTAATTAAAGACGGCATCCCTTCAGCTACGATATTCTTTCTCAAGACCAAAGGGAAGAGGAGAGGATACATTGAGACGACTGACCTGCAGATAACAGAGAAGAAGCCCCTGACGTGGATGGATGAGGTATCAAGGAAAAAGAAGAGAGAGCAGAAGTGACTCTCCCAACGACATATTACCACGCTACTGAATCAGACGCAAAGATACAAGTCCATCAGGGAGGCACGAGGAGTGGAAAGACATACTCACTACTCACCTTCATAATAGAGTTCTGTTATCACAATGAAGGCGCAGGAGCAGTAGTCACAATATGCCGTAAGACATTCCCTGCTCTCAGGGCATCAGTAATGAGAGACTTCTTTGAGATACTTGAGAAGGAGGGTATGTACAGCCCCTCAGGTCATAACAAATCTGACAGCACTTATCAGCTGTATGGCAACCTAGTTGAGTTCATTTCAGTAGACCAACCTCAGAAGGTCAGAGGGAGGAAGAGAGACCTCCTGTTTATCAATGAGGCAAATGAGCTGAGCCTTGAAGAGTGGAGGCAATTAATCCTGAGAACCACAGGGCGTATCGTGATTGACTACAACCCCTCAGATGAGTTCCATTGGATTTACGACAATGTGATTGACAGGGATGATGCTCAGTTCTTTCAGACCACGTACAAGGATAACCCCTTCCTAAACGAATCAGTCATTCAAGAGATTGAGCGATTCCAAGAGGTAGATGAGGACTTTTGGAAGGTGTATGGATTGGGTGAGAGGGGTGTGAACAGGAGCGCAGTACTCACGCATTGGAAGCAGGTCAAGACCATACCCCCCGAATACAAGCTAATGAATGTGGGGCTCGACTTCGGTTACACTAATGACGCAACAGCCATAGTTAAAGTGTACACAGACGGACACGGCTTCCTGTTAGATGAAGTATGTTACGCAACAGGCTTGACTAACGCAGCCATCGCTCAGGTAATGAGGGACGCAGGGATTAAGCGAGAGGACTCTGTAATTGCCGATTGTGCTGAGCCAAAGAGCATAGATGATTTGCACGGACACGGCTTTAACATACACCCTTGCAGGAAGGGAGCAGACAGCATCAGGGCAGGGATAGACTTCCTCAGGTCAAGACCGCTATTCATCACCGAGAGGAGTGTGAACGGCATCAAAGAATTAAGGAACTACAAGTACAAGGAGGATAAGAACGGACGTATATTGAACGCACCTGTCGACCTGTTCAATCACTTTATCGATGCGTCACGTTACGCTATTACATTCAATCAGACTAACCCTAATTATGGGAGCTATGCTCTTGGGTAAGGTTTTAACTATTTAATCGTTATATTAGTATGCTGTTCGAAGTCCCATTACAATACTCAGACCTCACACTAGGTCAATTAATTACCATCCAAACGGAGGTAGATTCTTTCAAGCGTGTAGCAGCCTGTGCGAACATCTCAATAGAGCAGCTCAGAGAGGCTCCATTACACGATGTAACCAAAGCGGATGAACACCTTAAGGTAATTGCAGAACAGGAGCAAGGGAGGCACCTGAAGGAAATAGAGTTGAACGGACAGCGATATGGGTTCATCCCGAATTGGCAGGAGTTTACTTTAGGTGAGTGGATAGATATGGAGGAGTACTCTGCGAACTTTTGGGAGAACGCTCACAAGATAATAAGCATCCTTTACAGACCGATAGAGAGACAACAGGGTGATGCATACACTATTGCTAAATACACGTCTAAGGAAGATTCTGAAGTGTTCAAGCAGCTACCTGCTGACCTGTTCGGGGGTTGTATCCTTTTTTTTTTGAGTTCAAGAAGAACACTACTGCACACTATCAAGTCCTCTTTGCTGAAGACGGCAGAGAGCCTGACGCTTTCAGCGATAAATGGGGATGGTATCCCGTCCTCCACACCTTATCAGGAGATAAATACCTCCAAATGGAAGCGGTTACTGAGCAGTCTGTCGGCAGCGTATTCACGCACCTCGCCTATCTCAAAGACCTCCACTTCAAACTAAAGGATAAAGGATGATAACGTATAACAACATAATCAATCGGTTTGCTGCGTTCGTGAATGCCCACAGCTTCCTCGAGACCTTTACTCACGGCTCACCATCAGGTGTAGACTTGGATAAATTTGAGGCTTACCCTTGTATGCACGTTGTGTACACAGGGGCTACATACGAAAGTACATCTAAGGAGTATTCTTTTGAGGTGTACATACTTGACCTACCCCCTGACAAGGCTGACAAGGTAGATAATCAGACTCAATTAATCAGCAATGCAGAACAGGCAGCAGAGGACATACTTGCTGATATGCGGAATGGGGACAATATCTTTGACTTCGGGCATCATTACAGCGTAACTAACGCGATGACTAGTCCACTTGAACACGCTGCCTCAAACTCCCTCTCAGGCATCCTCCTTACTATTAGTATTGAGGTGGGGTTCACTCTTGATTCGTGTAACGCTCCTTTAAAAGGGGTGACATCAGGTGGCAGCACAATACCAAGCGGAGCAGGAGCAGTCATCAGCACGATTAATTACAACACAGCATCAGTCACTACCGTGATAGCAGGGGCTAATGTGGTTAAAACTCCTCTCACCTTACCTGCAGACGCAGCAATAGATTTACGCAAGAGCCTTAGTTATAATTTAGATGGTACATTGAACCGAAACGGATTATCAGGTCTGAATACAACAGCAACAATAGACGTAGAGTACAGGTTAAAGGCGACAGCCTTAGCAGCAGGGGTAATGGAATTTACTGACCAAAGCTCAGGAGTGAATTTTAACCTTAGTGAGACGCATACATTCGCAGCAGCAGGGGAGGTTGAATTAGTCATCAACGAGACAGCAGTAGTCACGGCATCAGGTTCTATGGTAACAGGTCTGAGAGTGTTAAGCACCATCGGAGGGACAGTCATTCTACAAGGAGTATCGTTCACCATAAATAACAAATTCTGATGCACCATAAACTAACTGAGCAAGAAGCGTTCGACCAAAGGAATAAGAGCGACCTTGAACTAATGCAAAGAATCTTCAGTATCCTTGAAGACTTAGAAGAAAGACTTATAATAATAGAAAACAAATCAAAGTAATATGCAGCAATTTTTATTAGAGAATTGGGGAGAACTCCTCGTAGCTATTTTAGCACTCGCCAAAGTAGTCGTTAACCTGACTCCAACATCAACAGACAATAAGGTCTTCGGATGGATTGACACCTTGATAACAGCAATAACAGGTGATAAAAGGCGGTAATTACGATGCAGCCCTCAAGAAGTATGCTGAACTCTTAACGAATGCTGCGAAGCGAACGTTAGGAAATAGAACCATAGGTAAGAATAAGACCTACGGCAAGGCATCAGGGAAGTTACAGAAGAGTCTGACATTCCAAATCGATGGTGATACGGTTATGTTCGGCTCTCCTGAACCTTCAGCGCAGTTTATTTATTGGGGCGTGAACGGAACTCAGAAGGGCAGAGGCTCTCCGTTCTCATATGGCTCAAAGCAACCCCCCATAAGCGCAATTAGAGGATGGATGAAGACAAAGCCCATCAGGTTAAGAGACGCTAAGGGAGGTTTCGTGAAGCAAGACGAGGCAGGGCTCAACTCAGCAGCGTTCTTGATAGGACGAGCAATAAAGATGAAGGGAATAGCATCCCTGAAATACTTTGATATTGCATACAAAGAGACTATCGGTAAAGCATCAAACAAACTAGGAGAGGCATTCGCTAAAGACCTATTCAGTCATTTCGAACGTAAAATAGGGACTATAAAATTGACAAGTAAATGAGCGCAACAATCGCATCCGCACCTGCTAATTTCCAATTAGCTAATCAACCCCTAATATACCACGTTAGTTACGCCACGTCTATACCCGACAGGTTTGTCGTAGAGGTATTTGAGGAAGGAATAACTGCAGCTATCTCAACGCTCTATTTAACGCCTAACGTTACAGGTAATGCCTTCTTTGATTTAGGTGAAGTAATACGTAATAAGGTAGAAGTAGATTACAGAAATAGCATAGGTACTCTTGTTTTTACACGCATATCTTCAGCCTTTACTATGGGTGTTCTAGGCTGTAGGAAGTTCACCGTCAAAGTAGGCACGTACACAGGGGGGGTTATCTCTTTGAATAACGCTAGTGCTTCCACAATAATCATAGGAGGGGCAGGACAAGCATCAGAATCTAACCCTAGGGACATATCATCATACTACCCCCTCTCAACAGGCTCTAAGACTTGGCTAACAGACCGAGTACCTGATAGCGACAACGTTATACACTACGACACTTCTGATGATTCTTTAATTTCTGTAGCCTTCCTTAATGACAGCACCCTTGTCCCCACTATACAAACTAAGGTAATATACAAGTTATTCAAAAATGCTACGCAGTTAGGTGCTGACGACTTTTGGGTTCTTGATGCTGCTGATGGCGCACAGCTACCTGCAGCTACTGACATCCCTAAGAAGTTGACATATATGGGAATAGGTGCTCGTAATTTGAATCACGTTCCTTGGGCTTCACGCCCTGCTGCGTTTGCAGGGTGGACTCACTACGAGATTTTTCTAGCTAATACAGGCGGTGGTAGATTAAGTTCAACAATTAGGGTTCACAGAATTTGTCCTGTACAAACTAAGCATAAAAACTATATGCTATATTGGGATAATTCACTCGGTGGATGGGACTCACTTATCTTCTCGGGCAGAACAGAACAGACTGATATGACATCTTACAAAACCTATCGGAAGCAAACAGGAGATTTCAACGCTGCAACCCTGTCATTCGACACTCAAGCTAGAGAGACTGCAGCGTATCAAGTGACAGGGAAAACGTCATATAAATTAATGAGCTTAGATTTCTCATTTGCAGATATTGAGTTACTAAAATATGCAATTAGAGGGAAGCAGCTATTCCTGCGTAACGATGATGACATTAACGATAAGCCTATTCCTGTTAATATGGATACCAAAAGTTACTCTTTGAGAGAGCCCTTCTCAGGAGTGTTCTCAGTTTCTTTAACAGTCACCCTAGCACAGGTAATAAGATGTTAAGGTTAACTCTTTGGAGCGCAGCAGGAGGAGGTCAGTACAACGTAGACCTGTACGAGAACGTGCCTGTGAACCTTACCTATCAGTTCTCTGATGTGACACAGATTAATAAAGCTAAAGGTTCTTATTCTCAGACATTCAGGATACCTGCAACGAAGGCAAATAAGAGGTTCTTCGAGACTCTTGAAGACGCGACTTTACAACCTACTACAAGATACAGCGTTAAAAGAAAGATAATAGCTGAGCTGAGCTACAATACCATACCCTTAATGAGGGGCTACATTCAAATAAAGAAGGCTATTATTCAGAAGAAAGACTTTGCTGACTTTGAGATAATCTTCTTTGGTGAGGTTCTCACACTAGCTAAAGCATTGCAAGAGAAGGACATATCAGACCTTGATACATCAGCCCTTAACCACGATTGTACCTACACTAATGTAGTGAACTCTTGGTATGGCGCAGGGGGTTTATTATCAGGCAATGTCGTTTACGGAGTTATGGATAAGGGGAGGAATTGGACAGAGGCTGACGATGGGGTATTCTATAACTCATTTGTAGACCAATACAATGGAATATGGGCTGCTGAACTTACCCCCTTTATCAGGGTAAAATGGTTGCTCGATAAGATTCTCAGCACAGGGGGGTTCACTTACTCCTCAGCGTTCTTTGATACAGCTAACGTAGCCAAGATGTATTTAGCTGCTTATAACGGCTCAACTTTAGTCAGGGCAGAGGAGAGTTCAGCAGAGACCGAAGTAGCAGCAGCAGGATTAGCAAGTGATTTCGCACTAACTTCATCGTATCAGACTATCCCTATCGTTGACACGGTAACAGGGGGGTATGACTATGGTTCTAATTTCAGTAACACGACTCACAAGTGGACTGCTCCTTATGATTGCTTAGTCACCGTCTCCACGAGAACTAACCCTGTTAATAATCAAACGAACCTTTATGACCTTCGTACTTACATAAATAGCGCGTTAGCAGTTACGACAGCAGGTGGAGGAGGGAACACGACATATCAGCGTCTGTGCTTAGCAGGAAATACCGTCTATTTTACAGCGAAGAGACAGGGGCAACAGGGAGTTACTCTTGACGCACTCGGAGCAGGTCGGAATGAGGGAACTTGGATTAGGATAGACGCTGTCTCAGAGCAGTTGATGGGGCAGACCGTCTTGATGAATGGCAACCTACCAAAGATTAAGCAAATAGATTTCCTTATGGGGCTTCAGAAGATGTTTAATTTAGTCTTCGTACCTGACACTAACAAGCCTAATCACCTTATCATAGAGCCTTTACAGGACTATGTTGCGACAGGTACTCAGAAAGATTGGACGAATAAGATAGACTACACTAAGGACGTTATAGTACAACCAACGACAGACCTGCAGCGCAATGTGTTAGATTGGACTCACTCTGCAGGACAGGACTTCGTTAACGTAGCTGTTCAGAACTCTACTGACAGGGTGTATGGACGGATGAGGATACGTGACACAGATAATGACTTCGCAACAGGAGAACAAGAGATTAAAACTCCTTTCTCCCCCTACCTGCTGACCAACATACCCTCTTCAGATATTACCATTCACAGGGCAATAGACAAGGACGGAAACGGAGTAAAAGAACCTAAACCACAAATAGCTTATTTCAATGGTGCGAGTGCTAATATCCCGTGGTATTTAAGGGACGCTGCAGGAACGGAACAAATTCAGACTAGTTTCCCATACTTCTCAAATTACGATGCGGTTAATCCTAGTGTGACAAATAACGACCTTAACTTTGGTTATGAGATTGCTTTCTTTGCTACTGACGCACACCCTCTAAATACTCTCTATTATAAGTATTGGATGAGCTACGTAAATGAGCTGTACTCAGAAACGTCAAGGCTACTCACAGCCTATGTCAAATTAACCAAAGCAGACATTCAAGACTTCGAGTTCTCTGATAAAATATACATCAAGAACGCATACTACCGAGTATTGAAGATTAGCAACTACGATGCTACAACGGGGGGGTCTGTTCAAGTTCATATGATTAAGGTTATGTCAGACATTAAGGATTGCGTTGACGTTCCTTCAGGGCAAAAGACAGACGGAGTAATAGTTTTCAATGGAAGTAATACCGACTACGGCTCTCAAGCCTGTTGTGAGCGTTATGGGTACGTATGGATTAATCGTAAATTAGGGACAAGTCAATGCTACCCTCGTGCTATCGCACCACAACCTGCTACATCAAATGGATAAAGGAGAAAAGATACTAGAAGCGATAACGCTATTGAAGGGAATGGATACCCCCCTGAAGATTCCTTTCTATCACTACGTGCTTGATTACGCACTAACCGCTATATTCCTCGCTCTATATGCTTGGGGAATTTACGCTATAATTTCTTGGCTATGGGTATGAAGCAAACAATGACCTTCGGTATTAAAACTGAAGGAGTAGCGAAGGCTAAAAGTGATATTGATGGGGTAGCGTCTGCATCTAAGAATGCTGAGGCTGCTCAAGAGGACTTAAATGAGTCTGTCGAAGAAGGAGGAGTAGCGTTAGGTGGTATGGCAGGAGGTGCGATTACGGCATTCAAGGGAGTAGTAGGAGGAGTTAAGAAGGCAGTACTCGGAATGCGTACCCTGAAGGGGGCAATGATGGCGACAGGTATAGGTGCGCTTGTCGTTCTTGTAGCCTCTCTGATGATGTACTTCACTAAGACAAAGAAGGGAGCAGAGGTTCTGCAGGTAGCTACGGCAGGGCTAGGGGCAGTCTTCGGAGTTATGACTGATGTATTGTCCAAGATTGGGGAAACGATGGTATGGGCGTTTAATAGTCCACAGGAAGCAATCCAAGCTGTAAGTGATAAAATAGCAGCAGTAGGGGCGTGGTTCTCTGACTTAGGGAATTACTTAAGGGAAGTCTTTCTATTCTCAATGCTCAAAATAAAAAGGTCTTTCTTATCTCTTGCTGCTGCTTCTGCTGAGTTTTTAGGATTTGATGCTTCGGATATGAGGGCAGAAATTCGCTCAATAGATAAAGAGCTAAATGCAAGCGTAGAAAGGATGGAGATAGCGTCTGATAAAGTGACTGCTCCACTAAAAGAAGCGTGGGATAATGTAGTGGAAGGTGTCACTAATTTTATTGAGACAGTCTCTACGGCAATCAAATCAGCAACCGCACTTGAGAAGAGAGCAGTAGCGTTAGCAGATGCGCAACGTGCTTTAGGAGTCGAATTTGCTCAGACGAGACAAGCGATACGAGAGCAGAAGATTATAGCTGAAGACATAAATGAGACTTTTGAAAAGAGGATAGCAGCCTTGCAGAAGGCAGGTACGATGGAGTCAGATTTAGCTGCTAAGAGTTTGGCGTTAGCACAAGAGGCAGTAGATATTAAGAGGGCTCAGAATGACATAACGGAATCAACGGCAGAGGACTTACAGGCTCTCGCAGACTTGGAAATAGCCCTTGCTCAGGCACAGACTGAATCACTCGGAAAGCAGACTGAGTTAATGATGAAGTTGAATGCGCTCTATACGGCACAAGGGGCTGCAATTAAAGCAATAGAAGATGCTGAGCAGAAGCGTATAAGTGCTATGATTGCGAGTCAGAAAGAGATAGATGATATTCTTACTGACGCTCAGACTTTAGAACTACAAAAGATAGAAGCCTTTTGGAAGAAGAAGAGAGATGACGCTAAACTACAAAGTCAGATATTAATAGGTGACAAAGAAGCAGAGCAGAAGCAGATAGACGCTGTAAATAAGAAGTATGCGGTTAAAGAGATAGCAGCC